GCATGAACTTTAATGGTCAGCTAATCCAAGCGCAAATCCGTCAGGACTGCGTTGGTAGAGACCATAGAAGATCCCCTTGGGAAAGGCTATTGCCTACCCTAGGAAATCCTAATAAGCAGGAGGTCGATAGACTGTACTACTTAATGCCCTCAGGGAGTCTCCTATCGGAGAAACACCGGGGTAAAGCCCTACGTAAACAAAAGTTTATGAAAGGGACTAAATACTTCAGTCCTCATAGTAAGGAGGGCCTACGTATTATCCTGACGAGGGACATTGGTATGTCCTCACGTCTGGCTAGTGTATTGGTCAATAGACCTATCGTACACTTTGAAAGGATCGAGGAATTCATATCTGGATTCGTCGATTCCCTTTGGCTAGCCGATGAAAAGGTATTCCTTATCGGATCTAGTGAATCTAAGCTAATTAGAGTACTAGTTAGAAAGATTTTCGCCGTCGGCTCCTCAAATCTGGGGGGCTTAGTCGATCAATGGAAGGAATGGACCAATTGGTTATTCCATACATTTGCTGAAACGGTCACAATAGGGCCACTTCAGATACCCCAGAGAAACAATATTTTTCTGAGGTTAAACCGGTTATCATACATATCTGCATGTTTGACCGGCAATGAGAAGAGTATGCTGCTAATGCAACATCTTTCTCATATTTGCTCAAGTAGGCAGATGCCATATATGGGATCTACTACTGAGAAGAAATCAGAAGAAAAGTTCAAATATGTTCTTCAATCTGATTTTCAACCGTCCGATGAACTGGTATTCCAGATGAGTCAGGCGGCTCGAAGGATCGGAGGGATTTGTAAATCAATCCGATCTAGGACCATACCGGATGGTGTAGCACATATCAGTGTCACGTCATCTGGTGAGCTAGAGCACAGCATCAAAGATGGTGCACAAGCGATGGCTGTAAGGGAAGCTATGATTAGAATACTAACCATAGTCCCTGAAGAGGACCTTGAGGAGAATACTCCTTTCGGTCCTGCAGTCCACCATAAGGGAATACCCCTATGGAGAACTGTATTTAGGTCAGAAGTTCTGGATACAGAACTAAATTTCCTAGATCCCTATCACTTAATAAAGGAACAGGAGGGTCGATTCGCCGGTCTTGATAAAGATACCGGAAAACAGATTATGTACGTGGCTTGGAAGGAATACCAACCAATCCCCGCATTAAGAGCAGCTGTTGTCCCAGAGATGGGAAACAAAGCCCGTTTTGTAACTATGTCGGCCTATTGGCTAAATATATTACAATCACCTCTATCGCATGTCTTAATAGACGCGATGAAGTACCACCCTTCCGTCTTCTCAAGCTTTCACCGACAGGATCAAGCTTTTGAAGCCGTAAAAGGGTTAGCCCTACTTAAAAGAAGTACACTTCTTAAAGGTGAGGCTGTGCTTAGCAGTGACCTAAAGGACGCTACTAACGCACAAAACTGGAGGATAACTAAAGGAATCCTCCGAGGTTTCATAAATGGTTATGGACTATCGTTCAGACCAGAATATGTAGACTTAGTGTTGGACACAATAGGTCCAAGACTAGTCTTATTTAAAGATGACACTAGTGTGTTATCTAAAACGGGTATCATGATGGGTGAGGCGATAGCCAAACCCTCGCTGACTCTCCTTAATCTATCGATTGAGGAGTTAACCTTTCTTAAGTACAATCGTGCCGAAGAGAGGCTCTATGATGCATTACCAGCGCCATTTATGGACTGGAGGTACATACATATAGGAGGTGACGACCACTTAGTAAAGGGTCCAATCGCCTACTTAGACCTACTAACTCAGATACATCTGGGTTGTGGGTCTCACATTGATCCTGGTAAGCATGGCTATTCCAGAATCTGTGTAAAATACACTGAGAGGGTAATCAATATTTTGAACCTTCCCAATGCAAAAGCCTTTGACCAGGAAGACTATAGTCGGTCCATAATAGTGGATTCGGTCAAAGTAAGACTCCTTGAGAGAGGTCAATCGACCCTCATCAAGAAGGATAACAAGAATGTGGCGATTGGTAAATCGACACAACTTGGCGGCTGTTTAGAGTGGCTACCAATAGATAGTCGCTTTTATACAGAAACAAAGAAGGAAAGTATACGATCCTTATTTGTCGAAAGGATGGGAAGTTTACTACCTAGAAAGGCAGTAAATCCCAGAGCCTTTGCGGCAATCCATCTCCCGACTGCTGTCGGGGGTTATGGATTGGGAATGAAGCGTGAGCTGGGATATTTCCTAGCCCATTCTCCAGAACCCACGAAGGGCCTTGTATACAAGGCCTTTTTAGGGCTTGATGTGAAGAGTGATCTAAAAATATTTAGAATCCTCAACACTAATTTATCTACTCGAGGCGTTGAATCTATTCAACAATTTGAGCAGAAGATCGTTGATCAACTCCAGGAATACCCGGGAATGATTAACGCTATAGGATGGAAGGAACTTCAAAAGAGGTTCCCAGATCCTTACTTCAATGCTAGAAAGACAATAGCCTTAGCTAGTGACGAAGGAATTCTCTCGATAGAGGAATTTGCTAAAAGAGCCACGCGAGGAAATCTCTTCCAGGCTCTCATTATGGGGACAAAAGGCCTAAAGGTCTTTAATACCCATCCCTTTGTAAAGACCTACGGTAGTAGAGTCTGGAACAAAGCTGATGAGGCAGGCCTCCTTGACTATAGTCAAGGTGCAGACTCATTAACGAGTGACCAGATTGCAAAAGCAATCCGGGATATCGTTCCTAGTTGGTACTTCGATATTAATCAAATTACCTCTATGGATGTTGGCTTCTGGGACCCATCGGATCCAGATAGCGAAACTTGGGACTTTAAGGAGGATACCTACTTAGGTAAGTATACTTCCGGCTTTCCATCTTTTGATGTAGGCTTTAAAGTTTTAGGTCTTAGACGATAGTCTAAGCTCCATGGTATTGACTGATTGGGTAACCCGAAGGTCAGTGCCAAATCTCTACCACGCAGTTCATGCTTTCCTTAATAAAGGAAAAAAAAAAAAAAAAAATACCAAACAGCCGGGGCTCTCTAGAGCTTCGCTGGACCGTTATAAACGGTCGGTGTCCGATAACTCAGGAAAGAAAGTTTATTAACCTTTTTATCCCTGCCGATTCTAAAGAGAGAGCAATTAAGTTGCATCTCCAAAGAATATGCCAAACTTCGAATTCGATTACGATCAAATTCATGCCACAATAGTGAGTGAAGTTTGGGCAAAACAACGTAGTAATAATACCTATTGGCATCATACTCTTGTTTACTGAAATTTTGACTGTAAGTATTCTCCAGTCGATTGAGTAGGTTTCGTTCGGGTCGATAGACCCTAGTATAACCTGTTCTCATGAGCTTATTAGCTCTAGAGGGGGGTTGTTTCAGGATAGGGTGGCTCTTATTAGAACCATCATATCTGGTATGTGGGTGCGAGCCTATTGGCTCCACACAACCTTCTGGACCATGTCTATTGACATTTGGTACAGTAGGAGGACCAGAATCAGGGCTATTGTCCTGAATCCTGCCACTAGTTTGAGAATATTTTAATGGGATATTCACAGAACCCTTTGACCGCCGCTTTCGCTCCGTTATTACAGAACATTTGCGACGGTCAATCGTGTCGCGCACTCGATAGAGTGCGCTCACTGGCCCCCCGCCGTTGAAGACTTAAAGAGTTTGAGCTTTTGCTCAATTTCTCTCAACTCATCAACGTAAGTTGTCTTTGACAACTCGGCTGGGGACAAGGACTTGATAGTAGTAACTATCTGCATCCTCGAAGCGACCAGACGCTTATAAGCGTCAGTTTGCTTGTAAGCCGCAGGAGGTGTTGCTACACCTCTCTTCGACTTAGAGACCTCGCCTGCGGTAGCAGGCCTGATTTTACCTACATTTGATAGACCTATCGGTCTATCGATGGGAATGATACGGGCTCCATGTATGGAACCCACCATCATAAGAACCTTCATGGCTTCCTTATTAGAAAGTCCTTTGAGCTGTTGCTCAATCATGGAGGCTACTCCAAAAAGATTTACCCCCTCCCCAGCGATAGCTTGGGAAGGGGCCATCTGAATAGGCTTATTAGCCTGTACCGATGTCGTGGCAGTTACGACTGCCGCAGCCTCGGGAAAGCTAACTTTCCCTTTCGGCTGCGCCTGAGGGGATCTTTTGAGTTTACCAGACATCAGCTTTGATTTAAT